TCAGTCTCCGATCTTTTGTATTGGTGCGAATTGTAGGTGAGGATTGTCTTGCATTTGAACCGCAATCTCTCGGATTTTTTCTACTTGGGCAGTGGGTACGAACACTTGTACTTGCACTAGCCCATCTTTGGCCTGCCGGTCTCGGTAGCGCTGCTGGCGAACTCGTACCGCAGCGGGGGTATCTTTGGGGTGGTTCATCGCTATTCCTTCACCGTTATTAGTAACGGGTAGCCGCTTACAGGCTTTCGTGTAAATACCAGCAGCGCACCGATTTCCCGCTAATGGCACTGCATGTCATATAGTTGTGCTTAATGTAGCGGCGGCTGGCTTTGAGTATTTTGACTAGCTCAATCTCAGGCGCTAGCTCTTGTCCGTGTTTGCGGGCTAGTTCGTAGATGTCTCCCAGTCGAATGGCTATTACATGGCTGTCTGCCCTATTTTTGTAGTGATTGATCGGGTCCCCATTGTCTTCAAGATAATTGAGGACGCGCAATAGTTGCTCAACATACGGATGGTCGCGTTTGATGGCTTGCTCACGTTCAGGGACTAGCTGATTGATGATATGTTGTTGCGCACTGTCCACCGATTCGGATTCTATCGGTGTCGTGAACTTTAGCAGTTCAATGGCGGCGCAGAGCTGGGCGTGGTTGAAACTTATTCGGGTGGTACGGGCATAGGGTCGAGATCTAATCAAACGCTCAAATTCGCCCGTTTTTTCTAGGAAAACTGCCAAAAGCTGCTCGGCTTGGGTCAAGCATTTGAGGATATAGCCCGATACCGCGTCAAAAGGTAGCGATTCAATGCGGCGGGCGGCTTCGTAGGTTTGTTGGTTGGTTTGGTCGCGGCGGGTGTAAATGCTAATGAGTCGGGTCAAGACGGCCTCGCTACCATCCACCGGCGCGTTTTGTGCTACCACTAGGCTGCCTAGGTATGGTGGCGCATAGGTTTCATTGCCGCTGGTGGCTACCCCTCGGTTGTAGGGCGATTTGCCCCCGTAGAGTTTTTTGAGTTCTTCCCAATCAAAGGCTTTAAATCGACCTCTCTTCCCTTCGTCTCTATCTGCCTCAATAAACACGGTGGGCAAGTTGGATACCGATCCCATTGAGCGACCAATAAACGAGGCGCTAGAAGCAGACGGATCAAAGCCTTCATAGTTGGAGCTGCCATCTCGCCTCCCCATTAATTTCCACATGAATTCGAGTAAGGTGGATTTGCCTGTGCCGGGTTCGCCGACCAATTCCAAAAACATGAAATCCTTTTGTTTCTGACGTATCTGGGCGGTTAATAAGCTGGCGGTGAAATAGGCTAGCAATATGATGCCGTTGTGCCCCCATGCGGTTTCTAGGTCGGTTATCCAGTCGTCTCGGTAGGCCGAGGGGTCAAAGTTTGGGGTGATTTGTAGGTCGTGGTAAGCGGATTTGATCGACTCGTCGCCCAGTTGCACATAGTTTTCGGTGTTGACGCGCTCAATATGTGAACCACGCACGCCAAAGCCGGGGTAAATATACACGCCCTTCTCTGGACACCAGCCGCCATAGGCGACGGTGTGAATATGGCGGACTTGGCTGGCCCATTTCTCAGTGAGCCATTCAAATGCGTCCGCGTCGGCTTTGAATTTGGCCCAGCTAGCCACGTCTAGGAGTTTTTTGCGGAAGTCGCCGACCGCTGCGACTTGGGTGCCGGTGATGGTGTCTACGTTGGTGCGCCCATCGGCGAAGCGGATGCAGAAGGTGTAAAAGCGTTGGTTGTCGATGGGGTTGTTTTCGGTGTAGACGAAGTCGACGAGGCAATTAGCTAGTTTTTCGAGCGCTTTGCTGTCGAGCATGGCTTGATCGCGTAGTTCTTCCGGTGTGGTTTCATCGTCGGCTAGCCCTGCTTTTCTGCGCAACTCATCGAGCGTTTTTTGGTATTTGTTAATGTCTAGGCGGAATATGTACATTTGGCTTTCAAAGTCGAGCACAAAGAAGGATTTGTTGTTATAGCGCCACATGGCTAGGGCTTTGTTTTCTGCGGTATCAGCTACTAAGAGTTGGCCGTAGTAAGCATAACGCTTCATATCCTCACGACTGAGCTTGCCTTTGATGTGCAGGTCGTTCCAGTCGGTTTTAGATGTGAATTCTGAGGGTTGAATGCAATCCCATTTTAAGCCCATCGCTGTGCAGCGTTTGATGTGCTTTAAGGTGCTTTTCCGTCCAGCATCATCGTTGTCGAGTGCTAGCGTCCAGATTGCCCCTGATTGCTGGTAGGCTTTGACGATGTGCTCGGGGAAGTTTCCGCAGGTCATGAGGGCGACAACATTGTGATAGCCGTTGAGGTATAGGGCGATGGCATCGAAAATGCCTTCGACTAAGTAAATCGGCTTGTCGGCCTCAATCTGCATGTGCGGTGGTGTCCAGCACCAACCTTTAAAATCACCAATAAACCGGCTGTCACGTGCTTCAATAGTGCCGTCTTCATCACGCACATTCACTTTGTCGATGAACTTTTCCCAGCCAATCGTTTTTTCGGGATTCATCCAAAAACGCACCGTGGCCGTGCCACGATCCCCATTAGGGTTCCAGTAGTTCGCTTGTTCGTACCAAGTGCGCAGGCTGAGCAAATCAAAGCCACGCATGATTCGTAGGTAAGCGTCGGCGGTGGCTTGTGGATTTTCGGGGGTTGGTTGGTAGCGCTCAGAAATGTTGACGAATAAATCAGCGTAACGGTCTCGGGTTTTGAATTCGTAGCTGCACTTGGCTTGGTGGTTGCAGGCTGGTAGGAGTGGCTTTTCAACCAAGGTCCACAATGATTTTTTGTTGCAGGCTGGGCAGCGTCCCCCCTGCCAATATTTGCCGCCTGCTTCTATCTTCCCGCCAAAATCGGCAATCAAACGCTGGATGATTTCCGGCGCGATTTCTTCGATTGGCATACTTCCCCTGTTTGTAGATTCCATCTATGAGCCACCTTCGGTATAATTTTTGTCACACATTAAAACTGAAACTGCGGAGGACGGTGCACCGTCCGGCAAAGCCCACCTGATCAGTGGGCTTTGTTTTTTCTATAGGATGTCGTCGTCAAAATCTTCAGATGATTCATCACGCATGGCTTCGCGTTCTATCCTTCTGCGCTCTTGATCCCGCTCTCTAATCAGTTCCCGTGCTCTATATTCAGCACGCTCATTTAACACGCTGGCTAAGTCATAATGTGATATCGGCGTAAATGCGTACTCTGCGCAGTATTCCCGTGCTAGTGCTTCGTCAACGAGTGTCAGTGCATAAATAGCGCTTCCTCCTAGCAGTTTTGTGAATGACTTGGAACGTGCGGTGGCAGGTACATCGACACGGACAAATGATTGATCACCGATGCTTTGAGAGCTAGCAAAACCCGCTATTTTTTGATGACCCATTAGCTCGATTACAGCCCATTCTGCGAAATGATTGGTTGTTGTCATGTCCATTAACCTTCTGTTTGTTTGATTAAATTTCCGCACGGGATTACATACAGCGTCCCGTCTATCTTTATGCCGTGATTCCTCGGCTTGCCCTTTCCGACGATCTGTACCTCACCTCTTTTGCCTTGCAATGGCATTGTTTTATTTTTGTAGTTGATCTGTACTTTTTGTCCTAGTTTAGGATTTGCCAACATCTATATCTCCCGTTTTTAAGCTGGAGAGCGTGTTTAACCGCCCTCCTTTGGTTTTTAGCTGCCGATGATTATGCGCGGTTGCTCATCAGTCGCATGAGTCGTTCGCGTTTGCTGAGGTTCGCTGCTGTCTGGGGTTCTGGATCGGGTTCGGGAACGGGGGGTTCTGAGCTTAGAACCGCGCTCGAACGCGGGTTCTGGGGTTCTTCCTTGAGGAGTTCTACAACTTTGAGGCCGTAGGGTTTCAGGGTGAGATTTAGGTCACGAATGATTTGACTTAGCATGTTAGTTCCCCAATATTTCGGTTTTAACGTCGTTGAGTTCGGCTTGGGCTTGTTCACGGCTCAAGGCTTGAATCAGTGTGCGGGTATTGCCTAGGTTCGTATTTGGTTCGGTAATGATGCCCCATGCTTCCAGAATGATCATGAGCCAGCCTGCCATATCGCCGCCAATCGCATGGATTTTCATGGCTTGTTTTTGGCTGCATTTGGTGTTGCCAGTGGCAATGGCGATGAAAGCGGCATCAAAACGTTCGTGCATGACGTATTTTTGCAAGAGTGCAAAGTTGCTCGGGTTGCTGATCTTTTCTTCTGCTGTTTGGCGTTCTGGAACGGGGGCTGGAACGGGGGGTTCTTGGCTTAGAACGGCGTTCGAACGCGGGTTCTGGGCTTTGCCTATGATGCGATTGATAGACGCTAAATCCGCTGTTTTATTGAGTACGGGATCACGGGGGAAGGGGATACCTGCCTTAGTTAATTCGCTGGCAAAGCTGCTGATTTGTGGGATGCTCAGTTGATGTTCGGCTGTGCCTAGGCGTGCGTCGGTGGATTTAGTTGGGCTAGGGATGGCAAAGCCCATTGGGAACTTGGCTTTCTCGTCGTCTTGGTATTTGAAACGAGCGTCTGGAACGGTGTTGAGAACGGGGGGTTCTGGGCTTAGAACCGCGTTCGAGCGCGGGTTCTGGGTGAAACCTATCGGCTGTTTGGTGCTTGGTTGGGGTAGGGTAGTGCTGCTATCGGTCAGTTTAGCCAGCTCTAGTTCTAGGTGTTTGATGGCGGCATAGCTGCGCTCTTTGGAGCGGCTGAGGAAGTGGTGGAGGATTTCAAAGGCGACGGCGACGATCAGCATGATGATGACGACGGCGGCTTTGATGTAGTCGGTATAATCGCCATTGCCTGCGAGCAGTTGCGCCATAAAGACAATGACGGGGTTGTAGGAGTCGGCCTTGAGTTTGTCTTGGCGGTCGTGGTTGAGCTTGGTGGTATTGGCTGCAATCTGTACTTGAGCGCTAAGGGCCGTGCTTTGTGCATTCTCTAAGGCTTGCACTTTGGCGGCATCACCGTTGCAATGCTTTTCTTTACCGCTCGCCAAGCGGGTTTGACATTGGGCTAGCTTTTGTTGAGCGCTGGCGAGTTGTAGGGCAAGACCTGTGTCCACGGGGGGGGCTGTTGGTGCTTGCAAGGTGGCCTTGTAAGCTGAGTTGCGTTCGAGCATGGCGTTTGATTTGGCATCTTGGCTGGCTGAACTAGAAAAGAACTCGGCGAAGAGTGCGAAGCCAATCACGGTGACGACGACCAAGGTCACAGAGCCATAAAAACCAAAGTGCAGGTAGGCATGGTGTTTGACCCATGAGAGGAAGGCGGCCATTAAAACCACTAGGCCGAGCATAAATAGGAAGCCGATGGTGGCTGTCCATTCGACAAAGTAGGCTGCCCATGTGAGGGGGTCGCCTAGGTAGAGGTGCAGATTGAACGCCAAGTACAGTAAAAATGTGATGAGCATCGCCAGCCAGAGTAGTTTGCTGGCGCGGGTGTCGTTGGCGCGGTGGTCTTGAAGTTGCTGATCTAAGAGTTCGCGTTGCTTTTGAGCGAGGGCAGGGGTCATGTAGTTCATACCGCACCTCCCACGACTAATAAAGCATTGAGAACAGCGGATACCGTACCCAGCCATGCCATGATTGGATGTTGTTTCGCCATCCAGATGACATAGAGACTAGAGAAGTAGGTGAGGGGTAGGTGTAGCCATGTCGCGGTATAGGCGATGGCTAAGCCATAGCTTTGAGCGATTTCAAAGGTTGAATAGCTGGCATAGAGGCTGGCAATGCTGACCACGACGGCTGAAACCACGACATAGACAGTGTGCCAGTCGATGCTATTATTTTTATTCCCCGATTCAGAGGGGATTAAAACTTGTGTTGGTAACCCTTTTTCCTTTAACATTTTCGTGTACTCCACGTACATTAGTAGTTTGACAAGGCCACTGGTGGCACAGTGGCTTTTTTATGTGCGTTCGCAAATTCTGCTTTGATGGTTTCCAGTGTTTTTCCTTGAATTTTGGCTAAGTTCCGATAGAAGAAGTCGTCGTCGATTTGTTTGTTGACGGCTTTCGGCTGCGGGTTTGGCGCTTGTGCTGGTTGCTGCGGGTTGGATCGCAGCGCTGTTTTGTCCAGCGTGCCATTTTTGGCTGCACTGATAAGTGCGAAGCCAAAGCGGACGGGTGTGGTTTGGATGCTGCGGTTGCGGATGGCGAGTGCCAGCAGGTCGCAGACATCTTGTGCGGCTGAGCTGCGCAATTTGGCAAGGGCAGGGCTGAGGGCTTGTTGGGTTTCATGGTCAATCTCCTTGGGGTAGTTGATTTCGGTCTTTGTGTTGTTACCTTCATTGGTGTGGGTAACATCTTTAGGTTTGATGCTTTCTGCATGAGCCACGGTGTACATGAATTCATAATCAGGATGCGCGCTTTGGCTGAATAAGCCGGCTTTGAGCACGCCTTGGACTGCGGGTTTAAGATGGTCTTTGCGCAGGCCAGTGAGTTGGGCGAGTCGCCCGAAGGTGAGGGCGTCGCTGATTTTGTTGAAGCCCACGGTTTGTCGGAGGAGAGCCGCGAAGGCTCTCCATTCGCTTTTGCTTAGATCGGCGGCTAATGCTTTGTCGAGGAGAGGAACTAGGCTCATGCTGCTGCCTCGCTGCGGATGCTAGCGATTTCTGCTAGAAAATACAGTTCGTCATAGAGTTGGTCGTTTAGGACTGTGTCGATTTCGTAATACAGGATTGCACGTGCACTCCCTGTCAGTCTGTGTGCAATTTTAATCCAGTATGCTAATACTGAGTGGTCGCTGGCTTCGCTCCATTCATAAGTGATGCTGTCTGTTAACAGCCGATGGTCTGTTGATTCTAGTGCTGCGTATAGATGCATTCTGCCGCCTCCTCGTCTTGTTCTTCTTGGCCGTCTAGGCAGTCTAGGCAGACTTTAGGTATTTTATCTGACCAGTCGAACACGCCCAGCCATGCGCCGCAGCAATCGCAGTAACCGTCTAGTAAAATCACAGTACACCTCCGTTCATTTGAACGTAATGCTCTAAAGCATCCGCGAGTTCGAGAGCATTAGCAGGCTCTAGAGGTAAGGTGTAAGTGTGCGTATCCGTTTCAATGGTGATATTGATTTGGTCTAGGCTGCCCTGTTGAACAGTGATTGTGCAGCCAACAACTGTGGTGTATTGCGGTGTGTTTTTGATTCTAACAACGGTTTTCATCTTAATTCCCCATGTTTACGATCAGTTTTGAATCGGTGCGCAGGTTTCGGCGTTAGCGCTCAGGCTAGCGGCTAGCATGGCGGGTGTAGCCCACGCTAGGAGTTTTGACAGTGTGCGAGTGCGGGCTGATTTTGGGGAGGGCATATAGCGCGAGCGCCCTTCAGTATCAAAAAATTGGCGGTGACGGGGCGTTAGCAGTGCGCTGCGCTGGAGTTCTGATTTGCACAGAGTGCCGTCATGTTTGATTGATGTTCCCATTGTTGTGTTCCCATTTTATAAAGTTGTGTGGAAACACAGGCAAAGTAAGCCCGTTAAGCTATAATGCTTTTCGGGCAGAGTGAGGCGTGTTTTCCGACTCTGCCTGTGCCTTGTCAGTGTTTTGGCACTGACTCGGAAGAGGGGGTTAGGTCGTTTCCAGCGTCCTAACCCCTTCGTTTTTATGCAGCCAACTTATTTTCTGATTGGCTTTCTTGCATCTTCTCTACTATCAAATCTCTCAGTACGTCGATGGGCTTAAACAGCTTTTCCGGTGTGCTGCGCTTGATGGCTTCAGCATTCAGGTATTGCAGTTGCTCACGAGTACATCTGAAAGTGATTTTCTCGTCTTTCATCTGATTAAACCTTGTGCTAATGTCTACAAAAGTACATTGGAACAAAGCATAAACCAATATTTTGGTTTTGTAAAACAAAAAATGATTACAAACGCAGAAGTTTTTTTTTCTGAACGATTAAGTGAGATTTGTAAAACCAAAAAATTGACTTCAAAAGATTTGGCTCTCGCTATTGGTGTGAAACCGTCTACTTTTCAGCGTTACACATCAGCAAATAGCGTTCCTAGTGCTGAGGTGTTTTTGGGGCTTCACTACCATCTGGGAATAAATCTCAGTTGGTTTGTTACAGGTGAAGGTTCGATGTTTCGTGATGGCGAGCACTCTCCCCAAGCGCGAGCGCAGACTAGTTTGCTGCTTTGCCAGTGGATTGAGCATTACGCATCTACCCGAACGAAAGCCGAACTAAACTGGTTGGAAGTGGAGATCGCTCGCCAGTATCCTGAGTTCAATGCGTGGCTGATCGAGCAAGGGCATGAGCCATTGGCAAAGCCAGATTGGTTTGATCGTTTTTTAATGAGTCCGTTGTTCAAAGCCTTGTCTCCAGCGGCTCGCAGCGAAATTGCGGAGATGGTGGAGGCAGCGGCGCAGCAGGGTAAGAAAAACCCGTAGGCGCTGTTTCAACGTCAATTGTGCGGTATTCAATGCGTTTAATCCCTGTTTGAAAATGTCTCTCCACATATCGCCCAAGGTTTTTTTTGTTATGGGTTGGACGTTGAGCGGATAGATAAGTTCGATACGTTGATCATCTTGCATGATGTTTGCACAAAGTACACAACACGACTGTGTGTAGGTTTATTACTGTAATACGGTTGTATATGTATGTTACCAAGTTTCGGTAAGTGGGTTTACCGAGAGTTGGGTGGGTTTTTACCGAGAGTTGGGAATTGCGTTGACCGAGACTTGGGGTGTCCAGTGGTCAGTTGTTAAGTTTTTTTCCAGTATTATCATCTATACTGAAGGTATTTATTGATGACATTAGCGATTCCGATGGAGCTAAACCCTCTTGATTCCGTGATTAAAGGTGCAGCAGTCTTAGCTAGTGCTGTACAGCGCACGCTATTGGAAACGCAAACTGTAGTTCAAGACTATATAACAACTACGCAAGCTTCTACTGAAGCTCGTGATATTCTTAAATCCTATTTTATTGAGTTGCACTCTAAGCTTAAAAAGCTTGAAAACAGTTATAAAAATACGGCTACTCAACTTAAAAAGGCTAAATCTATTAATGATGATATAGATACCGAGCTAAAGATAATCCTATTAATGAATAATGCGCAGTCTGACCTGATTTTTATAAGAGACACCTATAAACGTATTCAGGATCAGTTGAAACAGGTAAAAGAATTATCCTTATGGTCTTGGTCGATTAGTCGCCAGTTCGATAAAGCTTATAAGTCGTTAGACCAGTCGTTGAAGTCTATTGATCGTGCACTCCTGCGTTTTAATCAATTGCGCCATTACTCTGTTAAAGAGTATCAGGCTTATCAGCATAATCAGCTTTTAAAGGTAGCTGCTTTAACTACGCAGCCTATTCAGCTAGATGCCGATGATTTGAGGTTTATTCTTGATTCTATTGATAAGCCACCTAAGCCCCCCACTCCAGCCATGCAGCGTGCCTTAGAACATTATCATCAGTGTTCTTGAGGTATAACTATGCCCTATGTTTGTAAGAGCTTGACTGAGCTTACGCTACCTCATGACTTTGATTGTAATGAGCCAGCGCTGAATCGTTTTTTGCTGCAAAATGCTTTAGAAAATGAGTCTCGTGGTGTTTGTACGACGCATTTATTTTGTGAAGTAGTTGATAGCGAATCTGTCATTTTAGGTTATTTCAGTCTTTCAACTACTCCTCTAGATATTAACCACTTAGATCAAAGAACTATCAAAAGGTTACCTGCGTATGCCAAAGCAAATCTTACTGCCACCTTGCTTGCTAGATTGGCTCTGGATAAAAAGTACCATGGAAAAAAGTTAGGCATTTTATTATTGATCGAGTCACTAAAGGCTGTCGAAGCTAGTTGGAAGTTAGTAAATTCAGTAGGGCTACTCGTCCATGCTAAGCATGATAATGCTGCTAGTTTTTATTCAGCTCATGGCTTTTCGAGTTTGTCAAAAAATCACTTAGAACTATTCATGCCTAAAAAAGAAGTCTTAGCCATTGTAGCCCAGACTAAAAAACGTAGTGATGTTTCAGTTTAATCATAAAACAGGGGCGGAGTTAATGTATGGATACAGATAACCGCTTGCGCGAGTTTGCCGCCTGGCTTTTGCACGATCAGCCGGATGCTGAACCCAATACCAGCCTAGAATGGTTGATTGAGCAACCTGCGGATACGCATTTTCGGGCTGTAATGTTTCGTGCCGTGAATTTGCTCTGTTATGAGAAAGATCAGTGGTTTTTGCTGGGGTGGCGAGAGAAGTCACCGACTTGGCCGAGGCTGATTGAGCCGTTGCATCAGGTTGGGTTGGAGCAGGGGACAGTGGCGCGGTTGGTGGGTGGTGAGGTTATTCGCTTGGCGGTGGCCAGAGTGGGTGATTTGTGGGATATTTCGGAATAAATTATAAGCAGGTCAATAGTTATTAGTTTAGGCTGATTTTTATAGTTATTTGTTGTTTAATTTGTATTCAGGTTTATTACTTTGAATAGAGGTCGAAATGAAAGCTATATTTCTATCAATTGTTATTTCGTTATTAGTAGGATGCAGTGCTACTCCATCCTCACATACCACCAGCCAAATATCATCAGCCAATAAACCTAATGAGGCTGTCATCTCTCGGGGGGGGCAAGGTGTTGTATTACCTCCCAGTGTGGATAAAAGAAATAATGTTCCCGCTCAGGCTTCGATTAGTAGTCTAGAAAACCCTGCTACAGATATTGGGGGTGTAAGCTCGAAGTGTCTGTTTGATCCGAGTCTCATAGTCTATCGTTGCCCACCCAGTGATCCGGCTGTCGTAGTCAGTTCTAATAATTGCCAACCGCAAGCGGATAATTTTTACTATTGCGATTCTGTGCTGACTACAGCGAGTCCAGCCAGTGCTTACACAGGTTCTACAGGTGGTTCTGTTTCAGTGCGTGGGTACTTCAGAAAAAATGGCACTTATGTACGTTCACATACCCGCCGATCACCCCGTCGGCGTTAATAGGGACACCCTCATATGAAGCTGATGCGCAAACGTAAACCAAGCCTTAAGACAGTGCTGGGCGTTACTAAAGCTAAAAGGCAAATTAAAAAAAGCTTGGGTGTTTATGAAGTTACGAAGGTGCTTAATGCACCCAAAAATGCAGAGCGAAGATTTAAACGTAAAATGGGTTTGAATTCGGGAATTGTTGTCTTTATCAGAAATTTATTTAAGCTTTTTAAATGAGGCAATAGGGTGAAATCATGACGGCAGCGGTAAGTAGGGTTTTGGTCGCTCTGGGTGAGCAAGTGGTCGGCACTAATGCTAAACGCTACGAAGCGGCTTTGTTGCAGGGGGAGACGGTTCTTGCTGAATATAAAACTGTCAGGGATTGCCTTGTTCTAACCAGTAAAAGGATTATGCACATTGATGTGCAAGGTCTAATCGGTAAAAAGGTGGAGATTTTCAGCTTGCCTTACTCCAAGATCAGCGCCTATTCGGTGGAAACCGCAGGAACGTTCGACCTTGATGCAGAATTCAAGGTGTGGGCATCGGGTTTAGGAATGATGGAATTCAAATTCGTTAAAGGCACAGACGTTGCGAAAGTGAATAGCATCTTGGGAAATCATACCCTATAGACTCGTTGTCCAAACTGCAGCGCCAGTTGTTTAAGCTCTGCGGTATGTGTGCTGTTATCGCGCGGTACTTCTAAGCGCAGCAACGCTTTATTAAAGCTTTTTAAATCAAAATCCCCTAGATACGTGGCAGCAGGGTCAAATATTTTGGTTCTGCGGTCGCGCACGACTCCAGCGGCCAGTGTGTCGGCATCAATCAAGTCAGATAGGGGAGGGTAGGCATAACTCCGGTCTTTAAAGCTCAGGATATAGACGTTTTGCTCCCCTGCTAACCGCACCGGATCGAGCAGGATCGGCGCATAGCTGCCGTCGGGTTTGATGTTGCCCTCAATCCAACCGTCGATCATTCCCGCGATACTAATGTAGTGCTGGCCTTGGGTGCTGAGCGTATTGCCAATGATTCGCAGGTTACGGGCGATGCCGTCGCTCATAAAAATACATTGGAGCTTGCCTTTGGAGGTAATGCGGTTGCCATAAATTTTTACGTTGCAGAGTTCCGCACCGGCAAATTGCATGCGTTTGCCTTGGCTGGGGGGTATGAGTTGGATGGCGTCGCGGTGGGCTAAATCGGTGGCGCGGGTGTCGGTGATGCTGCAGCCGATGACGCTCGCGGATTCTTCAATCCGCACAGCGTCTTCGGTGAAGTCACTATAAGCTCGAGCGTGGAGCTTATGCATAGCTCGTGTCGTCGGGCTTGATAGCAGCAGCTAAGGTTTTGATGGGTTCGCTGGCGGCGATTAGGGCTTGCAAATAGTGCTCGGCGTAGCCTGCAATCAGGGCTGCTTTGTCGGTGCCGTTAATCATGCGGCGAGCGCCCCAAAAGTCGTAGGTTTCAGCGGTGAAGTAGTGGCTGAGTTTTTTGCCGGTGAAGTCGCCGTCGATCATACCGCGCACTAAGATGCGGGCGGCGATGTCGTCACGGGCGGCGAGTTCGGGGTTGTTGAGAAGGTCGAGGCCGAGTTTGTTGCCTTGTTTTTGGTAGTTTTTGCGTCCGGTGAGTTGGCTTGGGCCACCGCCTGCAAATTTGGCTCCATCACCGGGTGTAAGGTTGCCCAGTTCACGGGCTTTTTTTGGACGGCTGCCTTCGATGTCGTACATTTTTTTGAAGTAGTCTGCGTCGCCATATTCGCGGTAGCTTCGGAATTTGTCGCTTTCGTGGTGGGCGGTGGCGAGGAGGTAGGCAACACCGTAGGGATGGTGGTAGTCGGCAGCTTTGACTTCGTCGAGGATGGCTTCAATGCGGCGGGTTTGTTCTTGGGTGAATCCCTTAAACAGTTTGCCGCGTAGAGCTGTGAAAAAAGCGTTGCGGTTCATGGTTGCGCCCTCCAGTTAGTCCATTTTGAGTAGGTACGGACAGCGTAGTACATGAGTTTTGCCTGCCAAGCCGGTACGCCAAAGATGAGCATGGCTTCCAAGAAGAGTTCGTCAGCTTGCGGTCGTGAGATTTCAGGGGCTTGGGTGAGTAGCCAGTCGTGCAATATCGCTGCTTTTGCATAGCGCCCGTGAGGGGGGAGGAGTGACCAAAGGAGGCGTGGGACGCTGGCAAGGTCGGTTTCAAAGCCTGCGGGGATGCTGTAGATGGTTTCAGGGGCTTCTTTTTCGCCGACGTAGAATAAAAAAGGTTCAATCAGGCGAAAATGGTAGTTGTCCAGTAGCTCGACGCTAGCTGGGCTGGTAAATGTGCTCATGTGCTGTCCTCACGACAGTAGGTTGTTTGGGGTATTATATTAATGTGGGATGAATTTGGCGTGAATAAGTAAAGTGCACGGGTAGTGCACGAAAATGCACAAATTCGTGCAGAGGGGAAAGTTGTGAAGTCTAGGTGGTGTGGGGGTTGGAGGGGGATTCGTGCGGGGAATTTCGTGCAACGGATTTTAACGCGTGCCCCCCGCCCCGCACACGTTTTTAAACAGTCGTGATAGAGTAATGCGTCAAAAGAATACTGCAGGCAAAAAAAAGCGGCGATAGTCGCCGCTCAATACAAAACCCAGTCCACTTTTTTATTTTGGCAGATCAAACTGCAGCACAGGATGCACCGCCGCGAACAGCTTGGCCAGCGGCACGATCTCATTCTGTATCAGCGCATCACGTGCCTCAGTGATGTTGCCAAACCCTCCCGCATTACTAGACTGCACCGCCATCATGTTCGGCGGTACTCGATGAGTCGCACACACATCAGCCATGCTCACGCCCTTGATGTCAAAAAACTTATCCTGTGCCTGTGCCGACTCAACAGGTATAACTTGAATCCCATCCTTCTTTCCCTTGGGCGCATACAAAAATAGGTTGCGAAACGCCCCAGGGCCTTTAGATTCCTTGAGTGCCAGCTTCAGGTTTTTAACATCGTCTAGTGAGTAGGCAGGGTCAGATAGATACAAGATAAACCCCGCGTGATTCCCGTTGCGATAATACTTACGCCGAAATAGTGTGGCCTCCTCATTCAGCCACGCAGCTTGGAGCCCAGCCAAGTAGTAAGGCTTGCCGTAATACTCCTGCTCTAAATCATCCTCTTGCCAGTGATATATGCGACTGTTGAATTCTTTTAACTCAAAGGAGTCCAGTCTCATAATTCCGTACTTTGCATCATCCATTCGACGCACATACATTGCTGGCGCAGATATGAAACCCTTCGGTGTCAATTGGCTTTTGCTGGGTATCTCCTCCAGATAAGCATTACCCAGTACCAAAGCATTGAGCGCAAATTTTCTAAATTCGGGCAGCGGCAAATAATCGGAGGGGGTAAACAACGCGCACAATAAATTAACCTTAAGCTGCATCGCACTGAGATGGTGCGGGTTTGCATACTGCGTATTGTATAAATGCCTAAAATCTAAAGGTGTTTCATAGTAGCGTCCATTATGTCTGGACTTTAAATAGTTCCGGATTAAATCCAGATTACTTAGTACCGGAGCAGGATCACCAAACGTAAAAGCTTCCCACGGCAGTGGTTTCAATTCAGTGCGGCCAAAACTTAATAGGGATCGTAAATTCACGTTGCTGTCTCCCGACAGTTAAAAAAACAACAGCGATTCTTCATCGCTGCCACTTTCAGTTTCCAATTCAATCAGTGTTTCAAACTCGGCATTTTGGAGCGCATGAAGTAGCGCCCACGCCACATCGGCATGACCCGTATCCGCTGAGCGTTTGGCTGTGTAAGTCGGCAGTCCCCCCCTTGTCCCACTGCGCTGGATCGCTAGCAGTGCAGGCAATACATCATCCAAATACACATTATCAATTTCGATTAGTCCGCGTTTGAGCAGTGTTTGTAGCTTGATAATCATCTGCGTTTTTATTTCAGGGTCATAGCGTATACCTTCAGCAGTCGGGAATAATTTACTAACCACTTGTTGGTAAACCCCTGATCCCTCGCCCTGATGATCAATCCCCATGTACGTGATGTTGTATCTTTTCAGCAGCAATTCGACTTGCTCAAACTGCTGCTGGTAGTCCGCATCATCCATCCGAATCACTTCCACCACTCGGTATTTTTTATATTGACTATTGGGTGGAGCGATCACTACTAACGCTGCCGCATCATCCCCCTCACCGCTAGGGTCATAGCCTAGCCAGCATTCGGTCTCAGCTAATGGTCGAGCCTCTAAAGGCTTGACATCCTTCCACTTTTCCGCGATTTCTACGAGCGCTGCATGGAGTAACTTAAAGTTAAATACACTAGCTGCGTAGTCAATAAACTGGCACAAGCACAGCATTGCATAGCGGGCAGGGGAGTACTTACGTTTCACCTTGTCCAAATTAAACAGAGTGCAGCCTTTTCGTATGGCATCTTCAATGGTCACGATTTGCCGCCAATACCCATCAGGGCAATCCTGCCCCTCTTTAAGCGCAGCATGGCTGATATTGATCGTGATCTGCTCATCTTTTGCCCGGTCTTGATTGTAAGTAGCGCCTGTCCAGAATTTATAAAAATCGTGATCCATTGTGGACGGCGTGGTGAAGTAGGTTTCCCGATACACCGCTTGCAATGCCATTGCGCTCGCCACTTCTTGGATGTCTTCAAACTTCCTAACCCACGCGCACTCGTCCAAATATAAATCCCCCGAATACCCTTGCACGCTGGATACCTGAGTACCCAGAAAATGCAAATAGACCTCACCCGCCTCGTGGTCAGGCAAGATCAGGCGCATCGGGTCGCCCTGAAGGTCAATGTCTAAAGCTTTTTTGACGAAACGGATGATATTGCGCCGAAATTGTGCGGCTTGCTTTTTTGATGCAGAGACGAAAATCTGATTGCGTCCGGTGGTAATTGCAATGATTAATGCTTCAAGGGCGAAATAATACGTCGCACCAATTTGACGCGATTTGAGTATGATCCGCCCGTCTTTAAAACGCACATCAAACCATTCGCGCTGGTAATCAAAAATCGCCTCTTCAAACGCATCCAATAAAGCTTGGGTTTGATCGGCATCAATAAGGTTTTTTTCTGAGGCTTTGGGTCGTCCGCGCTTCTTCTTGGGAGTCGATTCGTCGCGTGTCGAGTGGGGTGCATCGGGTAACGAGCTGGTTTCTAATGGTTGAGAGCGTATTCGTTCAGCCCGCTCCAAATAGCCCAAGTAGCGGTCGATTTTAGCCTGATGTGCCGGTGAGTTGTCATCATTCGCCAGCAACGATTGCAGTTTGTCCGCAATCGCGTTTTTAACCCGCCCGGCTGCATCTAAGGCTTCCCAACCATATCGCCGCTTCCACGCCGCTATGGTATTCGCGGATACGTCCAGTGCGCGTGCAATGTCGCTAATTCGCTCGCCTGCGAGGAACTTTTGTTTCGCCGTCTCACGACGGTGAGTACTTGTCATTTTGTTATCTAATCATCTTGGTGTGGCTCGTATTAACGGCCTTGGACTGACAATTCGGGCAGCGCACATAGCGTGTTACCAATGTTTCGCCCGCGACCGGGTCGACATGCCGCTCCGCTTTCGTGGCTATTATCAGCATTTCCGCTCCGCATTGTGGGCAATCCGCCCCTGTTTTTTTACGTCTGAATGGGCGCTTAATTTGTTGTTTTTTGTTCATTAAGTACCTGTTTTTTATATAAAAGTTGCGCTTATTTTAACATTTCTAAACAAAATATTCATACTTTCATAAAAATCAGTAATGCGCACACTATGAGCCATTCACGTCGTGATGACGTTTTATCCCAACAGGCTGACGAGCCAACTTGATGGATTTTTATGGCTACTGTAACCAAACGCATCGCCAAATCTGGCCTAACGATAGATGGCCGCGAACTCCCTAAGCCAACGCTGCTTGCAATGGCTGCAAGCTACGATCAGCAAACCTATGCTGCGCGTATCAATATGGAACATATCGTTGCTATGTGGCCTGACTCCACTTTTAAGGAGTACGGCACAGTCACTGCATTACGCACGGAAGAAGCCCCGGCCAACGAAGTTTATCTGGTGGCTGATATGGAAGTGCTGGATGAAGTCATCGACTTTTGGGAAAACAAAAAGCAGAAACGCGCTTTCAGTATTGAGCTAGACCGCAACTTAGTAGGCTCAGGCAAACCGTATTTAACGGGTCTGGCAATTACCAGTACGCCTGCCAGCCTCGGGACACATTTCAGCGCAACCTCGCCCAACGTCATCCGTTATCAATTTATTGAGCGTCGTGTGGATGATCACGCCGACTACACTGTGGAGCATTTGTCTATGTCAATAGATACCCCTGCTGGCAATCCAGCGACCCCGCCAAAAACCGAACCAACAACGCCAGCATCGAATGTGCCTGATCAATTTGCGGCTCACTTGCAGCACTTTACGACAGAGCTAGCCGCAGTACGAGATGAACGAAATGCAGCGCAAGCAGAATGTAAGCGTTTAACAGATGAGTTCACTGCAAAGCTAGCCGCTAAGGACAGTGAATATGCGAATGCTTTGTCTGCCAAAACAAGCGAATACACCGGAGTGCTCGCTGCCAAAGATGCGGAAATCGAAAGCTTGAAACAGCAAATTCCGGCTGATGGCTATCAATTTCGTCCCAAATTTACGGGCAACGAAGATGCGAAAGCTGCGACCGGCGGCTTCCGGTTTTAAAAAACAATAATTAGAACGTCGGGAGACGTACTGCAATGCGTAATGAAACACGAGTTTTATACAGCGACTACCGGCGCACCGTCGCCCAGTCAAATGGCGTCGAAGATGCTCGCGAAATGTTTTCGGTCGCACCGCCGATTGCCCAATCAATGGAAGACATCATCCGCGAAGAGGCAGGCTTTTTAGACCGAATCGGCTCACAGTCCGTCATTAACCAGAAAGGCGAAACCATTGGTTTGGACATCGGCAGCACAGTTGCCAGTGTTACCAAAACCAGTGGAACAACCGAACAGCGCGAACCGGTCGAAGTTGTTTCGCTCGAAAAAACCAACGAATATGCGGTGGAGCAGGTCGATTTTGACACCGCTATCCGCTACTCAACCTTAGATCAATGGCGGGTCTATCCTGACTTTGCGGAGCGTTATGCTCGCCAATTAGCACGTCAAATCGGACGAGATCGGATCATGATCGGCTGGCATGGCGAAGGCCGAGCGGCGCTGAAATCAGATCGTGTGGCTAATCCTCAGTTGCAAGACATCGCCAAAGGATGGTTAGCCAAAATTGCCGAATTTGCTCCTGATCGTATCCAAACCGACCCGCTGACATTGGGTGTTGCAGGCGATTACAAAAATCTGGATGCACTAGTCTACGATCTGATCGAAGCGAAAATGGCTGAGCATCACCGCGAGGACACTGACTTAGTGTGCATCGTAGGGCGCAAGCTGTTGCATGATAAATACCTTGGACTAATGAATGACAACAATGCAGCTACTGAACGTGTGGCCTTGGATATGTTATTCAGCACGCGCCAAGTTGCAGGTATGCCTGCCGTTGTTGTGCCATTTTTCCCCGCCGATGCCATTTTGGTCACTCGCCTCGATAACCTGAGTATCTATACTCAAGAGGGCAGTGTGCGTCGTCTGATGCGTGAGCGCCCTGAGAAAAATCGGGTGGAGGACTTTATGAGCCAGAACATGGATTACGTCATCGAAGACTACACCTGCCTAGCTCAAGTGGCTGCTGGCGCTATCACGTTGGCGAACTAACATGACACCGATACAGCGCGATACCTTACGCAAGCAAGCTGAGCGAGAGCAGGGACAGGCTATTGCCCCTGCTTTGCAACCGCTCGACCGCGCCATGCGCTATAAGCTCGGCGCTGATCGTGCTCGCCTGAAAAAAATTGCCTCCATGCAGCGTAAAGCAGAAGTCAAAGCAGAACTACTGCCCGACTACTTGCCTTATTTAGAGGGAATGATGGCCGTCGGGCGAGGCGATGAGGTATTGACTCAAGTGATGATTTGGGCATTTGACGCTGAGCAAATGGATGTGTTTGATCGGCTAGCTCGCTATGCATTGGACAATGGCATTGCCATGCCGACCGAGTTTGCACGACCCTTAGGGAGCTGGCTGGCTGAGTCTGTAGCGAAGTGGACACTGCGCCAAATCGAGGCGCCAACCGCCTCGCCCAACGCTGTGGCTTTGAATCCTTTTGCGTTATGGCTCGATGAGCAAACCGCACACATGGATATGCACGACGAGGTTCGCGCCAAACTCAAGCGAGTTTGCGGGGACTTGCTAGCTAATAGCCATCCTGCTGCCGCTTTAGACTATTTTGAAGAGGCCATTCGCCTTGATCCGCATATCCGCATCAAAAAACGTATGACTGCCTTGCGTGAGCAATTGGCAACCACCGAGTCCCCCACCTCGCAGGGACAAGCAGCCGCTGGGGCAACTGTGAATGTGACAACAACTCCTCCTCGTCCATTGCAGTTTGACCCCAGCCTCGCTGTTTTAATGGAGCACTAACGATGACCGCAATCATTTTTTTACTTTGTTTTGTATTGATGTTGTTGTCGTTGTGGCTGTTTGCCAGTGGCACCGACTACCACCGCTGGTTTTATCTAGGGCATGGTTTCGTGCTCGCAGTGATTGGGATTGGCAGTATTTTAGGCATGATGCAAATGCAAGTGCTTGGCGGATTGGGGATGGCCGTCATGGTTGCGTGCCAGATCGTTGCTCGCTTCTGCATTGAGTATTTTGAGCAGCGGGTGCTGACTCAAATTGATGTGTACTAATTATGCAAGACATTGTAGCCGCCGCAGACGGCATCGAACGCTTAGGGATTGTCGGTATTTTGGCGGGGATTTGCATTGTTGAAGCGCTGATCATTTTGAAACAATGGAAAGCGTGGATGGCTTGCCAGAAAACGCTGCTTCGCGCTGTGCAGGGTAAGGACATCGAATGAGCCTTCCTTCGTTTATTGCCAACACTCCAGCAATCATACAGCACCCGATTATAAATAACGGTTTTTGGCCAGATGTAAGCGTGCAAGAGTTTGAAAAAGCCTATCGCATTGACGAGAGTTTTGACGCTACTAAGCGGTTGGCACGTTTAGAGCAAGCACTGCGACTCACCAATGCTGAGTTGCACCAGCAGTTTTGCGCATGGTCACGCATGGGCTATGCGACGCTGGAGGATGTGCCGCAAGAAGAACAGGGCGATAAGAAAGTTTTAATTGAAAGCTATAAAACGGCAGTCTTTGCCAAGGCGATGGAGCTGATGAGCAATCGCTATCGTGCTACCGATACCACGATGCACGCTCTACCGCGTGCGGAAGCTCAGGAAAAAGTGGCGGATCAATACCTCATCGAATACCGCGAAGCGATTTTGATGTTGGCTTATCCCCAAGGTAGTTTCTCGTCCGTGGAGTTGATTTGATGCAAGTACGCCTACAGCGACTCAAACAATTTTTAATCGAAACTGGTCTGGCTGCAGAACAGTTTCGTTTGGATATTGAGGGCGGGGATGCTGATTGCTCTTTTGACGAAATCGAGGCGTCTGTGCAGGACAACAGCACCCAGCCGATCACCTACACATTGGCAGAACCTGACCTGCAGTTTTATATGACACTCAGTTATCAGTTGAGTATTTATGTCGCTGGTTATGCGGGCGAAGTTGCGGATTTACTCCGCAAAGTCGGTTGGTGGCTACACAGCGAAGGGCAGCGAAAAAGACTGCGCTTCATGGCTGAACTCAATAATAACGAAACCGTCGATTTGATGATCGACCTAGAAATTATTGAAATTAACAAAAACAACGGCGGGGAGATTGTCACATGCTAATGGCAGGCAATAATCAACTCCCTGAAGCACTTGCGCTTTTATACCGCAATGCAGGGCCAGTGACTCGCCGCCGCGCTCTGAAAAAAGCCTCTGTGTTTTTACAAGCCGAAAATAAAAAACGAATTAAAGCCAACGTCGAGCCAGATGGGTCGCCGATGGCAGCACGTTTGCCGTTTACGAAGCAAGGCGTTCGCCGCTTTGCCTATACCAATGGACAGAAGCAGCGCAGCATTCGCACGGTGATCAATGGTCGTGAAAATGGCCGTTATTTTGAAGGTTTTGATCAAAAAACTAAAAGCATTCGCCGTTTTCGCTTAGATCGGATGCGTGAAGCGAAGCCCACCAAAAAAAGCCTACGCATGTTTCCGCAATTTTGGAAATTTGTGGAGCGGCGGTCAGCGGGCAATGAGGAAGTGGGCTTTTACGAGCATAAAGCCACCCGTGCCCGTGAATATCAAAACGGGGCAGGTTATGTGCCGCGTGAATTATTGGGCATCAGTGCAGCGGATGTTGAATCAATCAAGCGCATTTTGCTGGACGCACTCACCGAAAACACAGGAAGGCGCCGATGAACACCAAAAGCCTTTACACACTCGCCGATCTCAGCCGCATGGTCAACGCCACACACCGGTTTGGCTCGATCAAAACCGTAGCAGCTACTAGTGCCACTGCACTAGTCCAAGCCGCATCTGGCACATTTGAGACACCTAACTTGCCAGTGATTAATCGGCCTTTGGGAGCCACGATTGAGGAAAAATGCCTATTGATTGCACCGCAAGGCAAGCCGGAGCAGGGTGTGTTGGTGTGTTTGGGACGTGATCCGAAATTTCGTTTGGTCATAGAACATTTAGAGCGCCGTATCGACGCGCTGAAGCAAGCGTAATGCGTGTCATCGTGAAAAATTTAGGTCTTGCAGCCTACATCAAGCTGCATGGCGGACAAATCGTTGGCTCAACGGCACACACCGTGACCTTTGAGAGCGATACGACAGGTCAGGAGTGGCGGACAGCCTACGCAAACAGTGATTTTTCTCGCTTCAACAGCGAGTTGATCAATCTGCAAAAACTAAAAAAAGGTGAATAATAATGGCATTAACTACTGCCCAATTGCGTGACAATTTAATCTCCCAACAACAAGCCGAAGCCGCAAATTTAATCGCGTTGATGGAATCAGTCGTTGATGGGCGATTGAATGTCGTCAACGTTGATATGACCGCCTTGGCTGCTAAAATTTCCGCAGTCAATGAGTTGCTTGACGGCGACGAAACAACCGAAGGCTTTCAAGCGTTTCAATCTTTAGTGGCTCGCGTTTTAGCACTAGAAACCTCCAGCTCTGAACACGCTTTGCTGATCGGCGGCCTGCGCAGCGATTTAGATGCCTTGGGCGTGCGTGTCACGAACATTGAAGCGGCGATCCAAGAGTTTCCGACTCGTGACGAATTGAAAGCGTCTCATGAGCAAAGTGCTCAGGCGTTTATTAATCGCTTATGGGTAGGTCGCACACGTCCGGCAGGCTTGCCGAACGCTGACGGCACTAGTAGCGTTTAAGGGCTAACGGCATGAGCGCAACGATGGACGTGACCGCAATGGCACAGGCATACGCAGCGATGGCCGCTAATCTGTCAGAGTATGCCGTGCAAGTGACTGGCGGTGACTCCAAAGCGCTCACGCTGATCAATAACAAACTCGACGTATTGATCAGTAGCCAACCGGCCGCAAAAAACACCAGTACTCGGCTCGTGCAGTCGAGTACTGGATCTAATGCGCCTCAACAGTTGCAAATTTTACGCACGCAGCGCTATGGTATGCACGCACAAACAGGCCGTCTTTTGAGCGGGATTGAACATCTCAAACAGTCGATTGCTGACATTCTCTGTACCCTCATCGGCTCAAGAGTCATGCGCCGAGACTATGGCAGTCGCTTGTTTGAGTTGCTCGACAAACCATTAAACCCAAGCACCATTTTGCAATGGACAGCCGCTGTTGCCGACGCTTTGGGGCGCTGGGAACCACGCTTTAAACTACAACAAGTCAAACCCACTATTCGTAGCAAAGCCGAAGGCTTGCAGGGTAAGTGGGTGCTGGAGTTGCAGGGCGATTACCTTGGCTATAATGTCGCGGTGGGGGTCGCACTATGATCGACCAACCGTATCACGACAAAGATTTAAGTCAGCTCCCACCGCCAGAAGTGTTGGCAGCATTGAACTATGATGTGCTGTTGAATGAGCGTAAACAGACGCTAAATGGCCTGCATCCGCTGGTGTTTGTCGATGGGCAGCCGGTTTTAAAGCAAGCCACGCTCATCCAAACCGATACAGAAAGTTATTGGAAAATCCCGTTTGACCAAGAAGCAGGGCTGTATTATCTCGACCTGCCATCCGACCCCGCGACCCGACTGGTGGAAGCGGATGCGTATCGTGAATTATTGCTGCATCATCGCGTGAATCAAGTTGCCAAAGACTTGCTGATTGCCTATGCGACCGGAGCAAATTTAGATCACTTGGCCGCCAATTATGGCGTATCGCGCTTGGTGATTAGCCCAGCGACTAGCACAACCAAGGCCGTTTTAGAGTCTGATGCGGCCTTGCGCAAGCGCACACTGTTAGCGATTGAAAATTACGCCCGTGGTGGCAGCATGGGTTGGTATTTGTTTAATACCCTGTCAGCCTCCGGCCTAGTCAAGGATGCGGCGGTAATCTCGCCGAATCCCTGTGAAATTGTGATCAGTGTCCTCTCCCAAGAGGGCGATGGCACGGCCACGCCAGAGCTATTGGCGACCGTTGAAGCCTACCTCCACAGCCGCTATACCCGCGTATTAGGGGATTTAGTCACGGTTCAATCGGCGGAGGTGCTGCATTACAGCCTCGCTGCTGATGTCGTTTATTACCCGGGGCCGTCGTCCGCTTCAGTGAAAATCGCTATCGAAACCGCATGGCTCAAGTACCGCAGCCAGTCCGAACGGATTGGCCACGGTGTGCATCGGTCCGCGATTGATGCCGCTTTACATCAACCGGGGGTTTATCGTGCTACGATTCAATCACCGGCTGAGCTGCCTTTAGCAGTTGGTGCCATGCAAGCACCTTACTGTGACTCTTTTGTTTTGACAGAGGCCAAAGTATGAGCTGCGAATTTAAGACTCTGCTGCCACAGCCAACGACAGTTGAATTAGCACTTGAAGAGGAAATGGCGCAAAAGTATTGCCGCCTTTCGCCCGATATCATTAAAGCCTTGCATGACCCGTGGGCCTGTCCACTGGAATTTCTGCCTTGGTTGGCTTATGCCTACTCTGTTGATACGTGGAATGATGGCTGGCCGGAAGCGACCAAGCGGTCGGTCGTCGCGAATAGTATTGCGGTACATACCCACAAGGGCACACGCGGTGGGGTCGAAGATGCACTTGCTGCTTTGGGCGTTGAAGTCACTATTGACGAGTGGTGGCAGCAAGTGCCCCAGGGCGAACGTGGCACGATGCGCCTGACGCTGAGCGTGCAAACGGTGCTCGATCCAAGCGCTGATATCTTGATTAGCGAAACGGTACTTGCCGACATTATCGACCAGATGAATCATACCAAGCGTGCCAGCATCCATTTTGATTTTAGATTGCTGGTGGAAACCACTGCGCCGACGGGCCTGGCGCTGGCGAGTAGCGGCCAACTCACTACGCATCAGCAACTAGAAGCCGCACCAGTGCGACTCGTGGCTCATGCGTCAAGGCCGCTGGGCTTTGCCTTAGTCAGTAGCTGTCAGCTGACAACTCATCAACAGTTAGAAACTGCTCCAGTGCGACTCGCTGCCAAAAATTCTGTGCCCGCTGGCTTGGCACTCGCCGCCAGTGGGCAACTCACTACGCATTGTCAATTGGAGGTATCCATTGCCTAATCCACTGTCCATTGTTGCTTACCCGACCGTATCGGGGATGCAACGCGCACTGAGCCTCAATGCAGGCATGGCCTTGCAGGTCAAGTACATTGCCGTGGGGTCTGGTTTGCAGGCGCTGCAATTTGACGACGGCGGTCGTGCCATGACCGACACACTCAAAAATTTAATCGGCTATGTGGAAGTCGCCGCTGCGAATAAAGTGACTCCGTATCAGTGGCAAATGACCGTCAATTTGGCGGGCTTGAATGCTAATGAATGGCGCTTGTCCGAATTTGCGCTGTGTGATGCCGATCATAACGTCATTGCCATTTACGGCAGTGCGACCCAAGCGATTTATCCGGTAACTCCTTATGTGACGGATGCGTTGCTGTCGGTTAATTTGTTGCTGGCGGCATTTCCGGCGAATTCGATCACTATTGAGCATCATAATCAGCCACTGGAGTTGTTCAATTATCAACTCGTGGCTCATGTACATAACGCAATCGGGCAATTTTCACTTACACAAACCCGCCTAATCCACGAATTTCGGCAGCTAACACAACCGATCAAAACAGGAGTTAGTGTATGACGATGACACTACAACAGCAGTTGCAACAAGGTATACAAACACACCTTGATGCTGCTGCATTCTTCCAAGAACAAGGAGCATTGATCCAATCTGACAGAGCAAAATTGGCGACAGATGTGGCGGCGGCAGGCCAGCAACTGTTAGACAAAGTAGCTCCCACTTTGGGCGAGGTGCTGATCTATGTGGATGGCAAAGCGGCGGCAGGTGGCAATGGCTCGAGTCAATCACCGTACTCATCATTGGATGAGGCACTTGATAAAGTACCGGCGGCTCGCCCCACTGTCATCTATCTAAGAGGGGACAACACCTATACGCTTAACCCCGGTGCACAACAAACAAAATGGCTGTATTGGAAAAGCCCAAACGTACGAATCGAACACCGGGGCGGCACTGCAAAACCGATCATCGTTGTGCCCCATTTTGAATCGTCAGATGGGTATGCTTACCCTACGTTATGCATACATTCGTCGGGATTGGCATACATCCATTTTTATGCCGTTACGCTGGAGTTAAAACCGTCCCTGAACAATAAACCTAGTGTCGGTTATCACTCGTGTTTTCTATACCCGTGGTGGGGTAGCTCATTGTCTTGTGCATTTTCTCATGGAAAATTGATCATCCCATCTAACATGGCGCTTATATCGCCCTATGTGCTAGCGATGTCTATCAGCTTGATGTTTTACGGCCTCGAGTTGTTGGGCGGCGGCAACATCGTTTATACCCATTACCAGCCATTGATCACGATTTTTAACTATGCCGGATCATTAGCGACAGATACGTACATCCTGAGCCAAAAATGGAGTAACGCGAGCCACTTATTGACCAACTACACCGGTGCTCAGCTAGCTCGGGTTGTCGCATAACGAGGACACAACGATGGATAATCAAATTTTAACAGTAGTGCATGCCGGGTTTGAGGTCAGCGGGACGGCGGCCTATTTGGCAGAGAGGGGGGTGCCAGTCCAGCAGATTGCGGAGCAGGCGTTAACGCAGGCTCGGCAAGCGGCGTTGGAGCGCATCAGACAGCAACATGCACAAGCGTTGCAACAGTTATCCGGTGATGCGACAGGGGAGGAGCGCGACACGTGGCCGGTGCAGCTGCAGGCGGCACTGGCGTATACAGCAGGCACAGCCAGCGATAGCCAGCACGCCATGATTGCAGCGATGTTGGTAAAGGACGAAACGCCTCCTATTTGGGCGGCCAAAGTACTGGCGAAAAACGCGGCGAGGCAGCAATTGATAGGCGTTGCGCAAGGTATCAAACGTCGTGCCGAAAAAGCGATTGAGGTCGCAGCGGATAGCACCGCCATTGATACGGCATTGGCATTAGCCAAAGAAGAGGCGATGGCTGCTATGCGGCAGTTTACTCAGTAATACAAAACCACCCGACGTGAGTCGGTATTATCCAAACTAAGGAGGCATTATGCCAAGCAATTTTTACCACGGGCCGAGTATTTTGCAGTCGCAAGATGCCGCGCCAACCGCGATTACTCCCGCATCCACGCCCATTGGATTGATTGCCACGGCGGAGGATGCTGATGCTCAGTTTTACCCATTAAATACCCCGGTGCTGCTCAGTGACCGTAGTAGCATGGATAAAGCAGGCACAAACGGCACGTTAAGCGGTGCACTGGCCGCGATTTATGATCAAGGCATTAACCCGCAAATCGTCGTAGTTCGTGTCCCAAGCTCATCGGATGCTGCTGAGCAGGCGGCACATGTGGCAGCGGGTACGCTGGCGATGACGGCCAGCCAAAGCCTATTTGAAGTCACGCCCGAAATATTGGGTGCTCCTGGCTTGGATGCGGAATCAGTCGCAGTAACGGCACTACAAAATCTGGCGGATCGGGTCGGTGGCTTTGCGTATGTTGGGGCAAAAGGCTCAACACGCGCGGAAGTCGTTGCCGTGCGCCAGCTCTACAATCATCGGCGCATGATGTTGATTTGGCCGGAGTTTGAACGCGGTGAAAACACCGTGCAGGCGGTCGCGGTCGCTTTGGGCTTGCGCTCAAAAATTGATGCCAATGCGTCCATCGGCGGTCGGGCGAAAACGCTCTCCAATGTGCCGCTCGCCGATGACTTTGTAGCCACCGTGCCGCCGCTGACCATCAGTCAAGCTGTGGATTATTTCGGCGCTGATAGCGATGGTAATTATCTCAATGCCATGCATGTGACTACGTTGCGGCGCGAAAATGGCCTACGCTTTTTCGGCAACCGCACTTGTTCCAACGAGCTGATGTGGCAGTACGAATCGGCGGTACGCATGACCGACCACATCGCAAAAATCATTCAACGCCATGAATTTGCTGCCACTGACGGCCTAATCAGTCAGCAATTACTTGATCATCGGATTGAGATGATCCAATTCGAGCTGGACACACTAGTTCGCCAAGGCTGGCTACTGAAAGGCGCACGTGTGATCAAGCATCCGACCAAAAACAGTGTGGATGAAATCCGCGAAGGGGCGACGTGGCTGTATGCCGACTTTACGGTGCCGCCGCCGAATGAGCAGCCGGGCATTGTCCTACGCATCACCCATGACTACTTGCTCAACGTATTGGGCTAAGGGAGATCAAAATGGCAGTACAAATCCCAGAAATTTTACAAAACATGAAGCTGTACGAAAACGGTACAGAATTTATTGGATTGGTCGATATTGGCTTACCGCAGCTCAAGCGCAAAACCGAAACGAAGCAGTATGCGGGTATGGGCGCACCGGCCAAATTCCCCACCGGCAGTTTAGATGCGCCGCTCGACATCACCATTAGCGCCGCCGAACTACGCACTTCGGTGCTCGCGGGTTTTACCAAGCAGTGCGACGGTTTTCGCACGCTTAATCTGCGCCAGATTTATAAAAACATGGCGAACTGCGCAAGCGGCAAGCACAACATTGTCGCCGTGGGCTTCTTTGAGCAAGTCGATTTAGGCTCAGTGAAAATGGGTGAGGATACACAGCGCAAATATACCTTCACTTGCCACAAATTCCGCTATGAGATCAATGGCGTGGTGGTGTTTGAGCACAATGTGATGGATGTGCAAGACGACAGTGACCGCCAATTCTTAGGCTAAGTTTGCAACCGGCGGCACAGCGTATGCCGCCCACTTTGAAGTTCGGCTCATCTAAAGGTGAGCCGCTTTTTCCGAATTTATTCCCGTCGTGAGGACGGTTCAATCTTTATAAATGGAGGCGTTTATGCCAGCTACTGATGCATCTTTATTCCCTGACGTTGTTGTTGATTTTGCTGATGCGAAGGCTAAGCAGGATAAGAAGCGCTATCGTTTAGAGTTTCCGATTGCCAGCGAAAACGGCGAAATCACTGAGTTGTGGATGCGGCGTCCTCTGCTGAAAGATAAACAGGTGGCAGAGTGGCAGTCAGAGGACAGTAATCAATACGAAATGACGACCCGCATGTTCGCTAGTGTGCTCGAACAACCGCTTGCCGTCATCGAAGAGTTGGACGAAGAACTTGACTTGATGGAGTTATTGAAGGTCTTTAAGAGCTTCAAAGATAAGCCAAAAATCGAGGGCGAAACGTTAACACTCAAATTTCCACTCACTATCAACGGCAAAATCGTGGAGAAAATCACGCTGCGTCGCCCAAAAACTAAAGACTCTCTAAATTTCAAAGAAGAAAAGTTAGGCGAAAAAATCGCACGCTTGGCAGGCTATCGATTGGAGGATTTGTGGGAGATGGATCTACAAACGGATTGGCTAGGGTTAGATGCTATCTATGGCTCTTTTCGCAAACGTAAGCAACGTTGATACTGCTGATTTACGGCGGCTCTGCGTGGTATTGGCCTCGTTTACAGGTTGGAGTCTAGCCGAAATTGGTGACATGGAAATCCCCGAACTGTTGGAGTGGGTGGATGCCACGCAATAAGCAGTGGTACTGTCGGGAGACAGCAAATGTCTGGAAATAGCCTCATTATCGAAATAGGCGCACGCCTTGATTCGGCGTTTACGTCAGCGTTTACCTCCGCTCAAACAAAAATCACAGCGCTGGGGCAGGAGTTGGCGGAGCTGAAGCGCAAGCAGAAGCTGGTTGAAAATTTTGAGATGCGGACGCAGCAGGTTGACACAGCACGCCAAAAATTGGAGGAGGCTCGTGCAAAAGTCGACCAGTTGCGCCAAGCGTTTGCCAATGACCCTACGTCAGGCGCTGCTAGTCGATTGGCGGCGGCTGAGCGCAGCGCCGAACGATTGACGCAGGCATTCCAGCGCACCGAAGAAAGGCTAGCCGATACGCGCACGCAAATGGAGGCTGTTGGACTCAGCACTAGCAATACGACCGAGCAATTAGAAGATTTAGCTCGGCAAGCAGAGCGCACTGAGCACGCTATTGAAGCGCAAAATCGGCGCATGGAGTTGGGCAGTGCGATTGCACAGCGAGCAGGCTCACTCTATGAGGGTTTAAAAACAGGGATGGCGGCGGCGGCGGCAGTCGTTGTCGGTGCAGGTGGGGCGATAGCGGGAGCTACATCGGAGCTGATGTCCATGCACAAAGAGTTGGAGTCAGCAGAGCGGCAGCTAGGAATGTCATCACAGACTCTGCAAGTCTGGGGTGAAGGCGCCGCCCGTGTGGGGATCGACGCTGAAAAAATGCGCGACATATTCAAAGACGTATCGGACAAATTGGGGGATTTAGCAACGACAGGCGGTGGTGAAGCCGTGGATATTGTTGAGCGCCTCGGACTGAATGTCAACGAGCTGATCAATATGCAGCCCGATCAGGCGCTACTCCGAATTGGCAAAGCGATGACAGAGGTTAGTAATGTCAGTCAGCATGATAAAATCTTCTTGCTCGAATCCATTGCTGATGACGCCTCCGCGTTGTTACCCCTTCTTGAAGATAACGGCAAATTATTGCGCGAACTGGAGGTGGTTGCACAAAAACGCGGAATCATCATCACGCCAGAAGAAGAACGCATCTTAGGCGAGGCTAATGCGAAATTAGTTGATATGAAATCCGCCATTAGCGGTCTGTCACAAGAGGCAGGTTTGATGGGCGCAGAGATGTTTTCTGCGTTTGGCCCATTGGTGACGTCAGGTATAGACAATGTAACCGCGTGGTTGAGAGAGGCACGCGGAGACATGCGACTGCTGGTCGATGTGTGGTCTGATAGCACAGGCGGTATATTAGCCGAGTCGACTCGATTGACAGGGGTCGGTACCGTTTTGGGCGGCATCGTGAACGAGGGGCGGGTGCTGTTTACGTATTTGCCGGTCGGTGCCAATGCAGCATTTACAGCAGCGCAGGCTTACGGAGAAATGTTTGGGCATGGTGCAGCGGCGCTTTTTTATTTGGTCAAAAGCGCCGCTGCCTCTGCTTTTGCTGCTGTACTGGATATTGCTGGCGGCGTCTTCGGTGGTATCGCTTCGATGGCTGGAAAAGCTGTTGGATTCGTGCTTGACCGTTTCGCCAATATGGTTAGTGGCTTGTCTAGCTTGGGTGGGTTTTTCTCTAAAATCCCAGGCTTAGAAAGCTTTGGCGCTGCAATCGGTAGCGCCGAGGGTAATATTAAGGCTATGGCTAACACGGCTCGCGCCTCTGGCGATGTCGTTGGGCAGTCATTTGCAGCACAATCGGCTAGTTTTCGGGCGACGGCTGCTGAAAGTGCGGCAACCGCACAGGCACACATGGCAGCGGCCTCCGGTGCGAAAATGGCAGCGGCAGCGGCTATTGATAACGCTAAAGCTTATATTGATCGCAAAGAAACCCAGCGGGCTGTCAATAAAGAAATCGAAAGTGAAGTCGAGAAAACCAGTGCGCTTAAATCTGTATTAGATCAAGCCAAAGATAGCAATCAGAAATACACCTCCACTGCTAAAGAAAAAGAAGGGGCTGATAAAAAAGCCAAAGGTGCTGCAGATGAACATGCCAAAGCGGCCAAAGATTTAGCCAGTGAAATCAACAAAAACAAGGAAGAACTGCAGAAAGCCCGCGAAGAGGTTGCTCTTTTAACTATCCACCATCAGCAGGGCCAAGAAGCCATGCTGCAGAAGAAATTTGCGGTCACCGGCTTAACAGCCTCTGAGGTGGCTGAGCGGGTTGCTTTAGAACAAACCAAAGAAACGCTCACTGATCTCATTCAAAAGCGCGAGCAAGCTACTAAAGCAATACAAACAGCCAAAGATGAGCTGCGCTTAGCGACTGTTGAGCGTGATCATGGTAAGGAGGCGATGCTCAGGGAAAAGTATGAGCTGGAAGGCCTTACTAAAGCACAAGCAGCTGAGCGCGTCTCGTTGGAGCACAGCAAATCCAAAATTGAAGATGAGGTTAAAGCGCGTGAAAAAGCCACTGAAACCTTAAAAACAGCTCGTAATGAATTGCGCCTGGCCACGATTGAACGTGACCAAGGCAAAGCCGCCATGCTCAGGGAAAAGTATGAGCTGGAAGGCCTCACTAAAGCACAAGCGGCTGAGCGTGCCTCCTTGGAGCAAAGCAAATCCAAAATTGATGATGAGGTCAAAGCGCGTGAAAAAGCCACTGAAACCTTAAAAACGGCTCGTGATGAATTGCGCTTAGCCACCGTTGAACGTGATCTAGGTAAAGCCGCGATGCTCAGGGAAAAATATGAGCTAGAAGGCTTGAACAAAGTACAAGCGGCTGAGCGTGTTTCCTTAGAACAAAGTAAAACTAAGATTGAAAACGAAATCAAAGCCCGCGAAGAGGCTACCAAGTCGATTAAAAAGCTGTCGGAAGAACTGGCTTATGAGCAAACTAAGCTGACTCAAGGCGCTGCAGCGGCTGAGCTATATAAGCTACAAACCGAAGGCTATACCAAAGCCTTGGCACTGACCGCGCTGGAGCACCAGAAAAACACCGAGTTGGTGCAGCGCCAAGGGGCGTTGAATAAAAACCTTGGCACGCATTTAACCGATAGCATTATGAGCGCGGTAGAGAGTGGGAAGTTCTCTTTCAAAAGTCTTGCAGATTCCATCAAGGCCGAATTCGCCAATATGATTTTACGACCCGTCATCCAAGCGGTGATGAGTCCGGTCGGGAATATGCTGGGCAATATCATGGGGAGTGTGGGCAACTCAATTACCAGCAGTTTAGGTTTGGGAAACATTTTAGGAGGAGGCAAAGCGGGTGGTGGGCTGTTGTCTGGATTGGGTGGGTTAAGTTCCACGCTAAGCAGTGGTCTATCAGGCATTATGGGCAGTATAGGTTCATTTGTGAGTGCAATCCCCGGTTGGGGCTGGGCGTTAGCGGGAGTTGCTGGGCTGGCAAAACTATTCGGTGGTCCCAGTGATCCTAAACTGCGGTTTACGCAAGGTTCGACCGATGGGCAAGCTATGCTAGCGCAAGGTGGGCATGCGGGTAACGCACATAACTACAAAACGGCCTTCGGTACAGTTGGCGCAACTGCTGCGTCGGATAAAATCGGTCGGGAAAAAGATTTTGTCCCGAAATTCCACGCGATGATGCAGCAGATGCAAACGCTGGATCAGATGATCGCCGACACCTTGCCTCAGCATGTGGGTAAATTTACAGCTGCGCTGAAGGGGATGGAAACCTCCGGTTTCTCCACTGCCGACATGCTCAAACAGCGCTATCAAACGGTATTTACTGCTCTACCCGAAGAGCTACAAAAGGCAATGGCGAGCGGTCGGGACATGACCAAGCTCACGGCGGAGGAGATCATTGCTGAGTTTGCTAAGCTGTCTGAAGTTGCAAAATCAGGACTGGCTGCGAGCCTTCAGAGCTTGGGGCTGAATCTGGGCAAAACACAGGATTCAGCTTTAGCGGCTGCAATGGGCTTGACGAATCTCATGGGTGGGATTGATAAGGTTAAAGCCGCGAATGACTTTTTCTATACTGAATTTTTTAGTGAGGAAGAGCGTAAAGCGGCGGCGTTGAAGCAGTCATCCAGTGCTGTCCGTGATTTTAATAAAGAGCTGGGTCTGAGCGGCACAGCGGCGATTAATACGCATGCTGAGTTTAAAAAGTATGTCCTGGGACTCGACTTGACCACCGAAGCGGGGCGCAAAGCCTATGCCTCTGCGATGGCGGTTGCTGGCTCGTTGGATGCGGTCGCGGATGCGGGCAAAGCTGCCGCCGCACAGCACGCAGAAGTAGTGGATTTAACCCGTAAACTGGGGATTGACTTTGGAGGCATGGGGCCGAAAGCGCAGGCAGCCTCGTCCGCGTTGGTCTCGCTCATGGGCGGGATGGACAAGCTCACCCAGTCTGCAAATTTTTATTATGATCAATTTTATTCGGACAAGGAAAAAGAACAGCTGGCGTTATCACAAGCAGCTGTTGATGTGCGCAAGTTCAATCAAAGTTTGAATTTATCAGGGTCAGCGTCGATTGATACTGTGTCAGAGTTTAGAAAATATGTGGATAGCCTTGATCTGCAAACGGAAGAAGGCCGCAAAGCTTATGCCGCCGCGATGAATGTGGCTAGATCAATGGATGCGGTGGCGGACTCTGGGAAAACGGTCAATAAGTTAATGGGCGAGTTGCCCAAAGACATGATCAAAATGTTCCAAGGGGTGAAAAAACCCTTGGATGATGCAGGTACGGCGGTTGATAAAAACTCGAAATTGGCGGCTGCCGCAATGGAGGGCTTGAGCACTAAGTCGAAACTGGTCAGTGATAATGTGACAATTGCAAACACTCAATTAGGTACCATGAAAACGGCAGTGGTAGCCTTGGCTGATGTATTGGTCAAGAAAGCAGGGGAAATTTCTGCGGCAGCGGCTAAAACAACAACCACTACAACTACTAGCACCACCTCTACCAGTACTACTAGCGCCGACGGATCACACGCCATCGGCCTTCGCAATGTCCCATTTGATGGCTACCGCGCGATTTTACACAAAGATGAGGCGGTGATCCCTGCGCGGGATGCGGCGATTCTGCGCATGGGCATGCCAGTGATGATGGATGCTCAAACTAATATTCTGTCCCTAAGTGCTGCGAATGATGAGCAGCCGGTGAGTTTACCCGCTGGCGTGACCGCTTTGCCGCAGCGGGTCTCTAGCGCTTTGAGTCGGGCTAATAGTCAAACTCAGGTCGATGTGACTGTGCCCAACTCTGCGCCGATTAATATCACGATCAATGCCGCAGTGGGGCAGGATGCGGCGCAAATTGCCGCTGAAGTTGAGCGCGTGCTGAAACGGGTACAACAGCAGCACGCACGGCAATTGCGGGCGCAACACTTGGACGGGGTGGCATGATGCAGGTGGCGTTTGGCAATCAGTTTATTTTTGATGTATCGACGCTGCTGTTTGATCAGGTGCAACGCTCCAGCCAGCAGCGCTGGGCAAAGCAAGAACGACTGGGGCAACGGCCAGCCCTGCAAAATGTGGGGCCGGATACGGATACCGTTTCACTCCCCGGTGTGCTGTTTAGTTGTTGGATCGGTAATCACAATGCGATGACGACGCTGTATCGGCTCAAAGAAGAAGGCGTGCCACAGGCGCTGTGGACGGTACGCAATGGGATTGGAGTGCCCTATTTGCCGGGGCGTTGGGTCATTGAAGGCATTAGTGAGACGTATAGCGATTTGAGCGGATCAGGGAAGCCGGGCAAGGTGGAATGGACGCTCAATCTGTTGAGGTATGACTAATGCGGACATATACGACCCAAGACGGCGATGTATTAGATGCACTTTGTTATGCGGAGTATGGGGCTGAGCATGGGACAACCGAGGCAGTGCTGGCGGTTAATCCAATATTGGCACAGCATCCGGCGGTCTTGCCTGCGGGGGTGGTGATTCTATTGCCCGATTTGCAGTCGAGTTCGCCCGTCAAAACGCAAGTACAGCTCTGGGATTGATTTATGCAGCCGATTTTTAAAGTTGAAGCGGATGGAGTGGATGTCACGACAAGATTTAAGCCGTATCTGGTTGAGCTGAGTGTGCGCGATAGCAGCGGGTTTGATTCGGACACGCTCGACATCCGCTTGAGCAATGTCGGCGGCATCATTGCCCCGATTCGGCGTGGAGTCGTGTTAAAGGTTTGGCTAGGGCAACGAGTCGCGGGTGCTGAAACGCTGTATTTTAAGGGGTCGTATTACGTCGACGAATGCAGTGAGTCAGGCGCACCGGACGAGCTGACGATACATGCCAAGTCGGCCGACATGATGGGCGAAGGCAAGGTTTTACGCACACAGGTTTATCAGAGCACGACTTTAGGCGAAGTGCTGGAGGCCGTAGCGGGACGGAATGGTTGGCAAGTAGCGGTCGGTGCTGCGTATCGAAGCATCGTTATTGGCTGGCTCTTGCAGCAAGATGAGTCGGATTTGGCGTTTATTACCCGACTGGGTAGCAGTTATGGCGCAGTAGCGACGGTCAAGGATAGTCGATTAGTGTTTGTGAGCCAAGGCTCGTTGAACTCACAATCGGGGCAAAGCATGCCGCAGATTACGGTGAATTATGGCGATTGCAGCCAGTGGAGCTATCAAGAGCTGGGGCGGGGTGAATATGCAGGTGCCACCGCCAATTGGCGCGATGACGAAGGCAATGCTGGCACAGTGGCGCGGGGGAGTAGTCCGGTCTGGGTGGTGCGTGAGCTGTTTGATTCGGCTGAGCGTGCCACCGAAGCAGCCGATGAAGAGCTGCGGCGCTTGGCGGGTGGGAGCAATACCTTATCGCTGACGCTGGCTAGTGCGAATCCAGCCTTGATGGCGGAAGCTGAAATCATTGCGCGTGGTTTTAGAACTCATATTGATGGTCAGCGGTGGGTGGCTAAGGATTGTACGCTGACGCTTGGAGTCTCTGGGTTTAGTGGCTCGGTGGAGTGTGAGCGGTATGTGTAAATATTAATTAAAAATGAGAGCGGCGAGTCGGTGCAGCTAACACTGACCCGTCATCTTTGCGACAGACATAAGCTGTCAGCATCAACCAAGGCTCTCACTACCCGATCAGGTAATGAGAGCATAACAACAACTTAAACGCCCGTGCGTGAGCACCGGCTATAAGGTAACTATATGCTGACCAAAGAAAGAATAAAGTCCCCGCTGTCCGGCTGGGTCGGTGGAAAGTTTCATCTCGCAAAAACTATTGTCCCACTCATCCCACCCCACGCTTGTTACGTCGAAGCATTTGCAGGTGGTGCTTGGATCACGTTTCGCAAAGCGCCGTCGGATGCGGAGGTGCTCAATGATATTAATCGTGATGTCATCACGCTCTATCGCGTCATCCAAAAGCACTTGCCCGAATTTATACGCTATATGCAGTGGGCGCTGGTGAGTCGGGATGAGTTTTTGCGGCTGCAACAGGTTGATCCTGAGACGCTCACGGATATAGAGCGGGCGTGTCGGTTCTTCTATCTGCAAAAATTGGCGTTTTCGGGGAAGATTGCGAACAAGCCGACGTTTGGGATTAGTGCCTATCGTCCACCACGCCTTAATTTAAGTCGGCTGGAGGCGGATTTGTGGGATGCGCATCAGCGTTTGGCGCGTGTGACCTTGGAGTGCCTGCCCTACTCTGACGTTATTCAGCGTTATGACCGTGCCGAAACTTTTTTTTATTGTGATCCGCCCTATTTCGGCTGCGAAGATTATTATGGAAAAGCTATTTTCAATCGTGATGATTTTCAAAAACTGCATGATGTGCTAGCTGTGATTAAAGGTAAGTGGCTGGTGTCGATTAATGACGTTCCAGAAATTATAGAGATATTTAAAAACTTTAATATAAATAAGGCCGAAACCGTTTATTCAATTCAGAAAGGCGGCATGAGTAAAGTTTCGGAATTATTGATTAGTAATTATTAG